ATGCCATCAACACCACGCAGAACGCGTGATGCGTTGGAACGCCTGGTGCAAGACTCTCCGGAACTGAGTCGCAAACGCGTGGGGTCAAAAGCATTTGAATACCATTACAGTTGTCTACCTGCTCACACTCGTGTTGCCGTACTAAAAAAACAAGGTGTCATTGAAGTATCCGGCACCCCGATTGCAATCAAAAAACGCCAGTCCGGAAATTACTCCGGGGAACTGCTCTGGCAGAACTGGAATAACGCCAGCGACAAACAGCGTGAAAAAGCACGCGAACGCTGCGAGGCAGTGATAGCGGTTGCCGAATTGCTGGACAGCGGCATCGATGTCCTGACCGCCTTTGACTCTGTTGGTGAGGCGTTATCAGTCGCTCCGGCATCCGTGCGCCGCTGGTATTACCAGGTCAAAAATTTTGACCGCTCAGACTGGGCGGCTGCACTGGTCAGTCAGCATGGTCGCAGTCTTGAAGCCCGGCGGAAGAAAGAAGCTGAATGCAGCTCTGACGCATGGGATTTTTTCCTGGCTGATTACCTGCGTCCTGAACAACCGGCACTGCGTACCTGCTACGCACGACTGACAGAAGCCGCTGCCGCACATGGATGGACTATTCCGAGTCTGTCTTCCCTGCGCCGCAAGCTGGAGCGGGAAGTACCGGCTGAACAGGTGGTGTTACTGCGTGAAGGTGAACACGCCCTGATGCGGTTATATCCGGCACAGGAACGTACCGTGCTTGATTTGGATGCAATGGAGTGGATCAACGGTGACGGCTATCAGCATAACGTGTTTGTCCGTTGGTTTAACGGTGAAGTGCTCCGCCCTAAAACATGGGTCTGGCAGGACATCCGCACGCGTAAAATTTTAGCGTGGCGCACAGATGTTTCCGAGAACAGCGACAGCATCCGTCTCGCATTGGCTGATGTGGTGGAGCAATACGGTATTCCGAAACATATCACCATCGATAACACCCGCGCAGCGGCAAACAAATGGATGACCGGCGGTGTGCCAAACCGCTACCGCTTCAAGGTAAAAGAAGACGACCCGAAAGGGATCATCCCGTTACTGGGGATCAAACTGCACTGGACAAGCGTGCTGTTCGGTCAGGGTCACGGTCAGGCAAAACCGATAGAACGTGCATTCTCGCACGGGGGGCTGGGTGAAGTGGTTGACCGTCATCCGTCACTGGCGGGGGCATATACCGGCGCGAACCCGATGGCAAAACCGGATAATTATGGTGACCGGGTAGTGGATGCAGAGGTATTTCTGAAAGCACTGGCGGACGGGATTGCATTCTGGAACCGTCAGCCGAAACGGGACACTGAAGCCTGTCAGGGTGTGCTGTCATTCGATGCCGCATTTGAGCAGAGCTACCGTGAAAGCACCGTCCGTAAAGCAACTGCGGAACAGCGCAATCTGCTGCTGTTACCTGCTGAAGCGGTCACGGTCTACAACGGTGCATTCACACTGAATGCAGGCGGCAAGATTTCAGCCCGTAAAAACCGGTATTACAACGAGCAGTTACTGGGCATCAAACCGAACAAAGTGGTCATCCGGTTTGATCCGCAATCACTGCATGAATCGGTTCTGTGTTACACGCTGGACGGCCGCTTTATCTGCTCCGCTCAGTGTATTGAAAAATCAGGGTTTGGTGATAGTCAGGCAGCGCGTGAGCATCACCGTAACCGCCAGCGTTTTGTTAAACGCACCAAAGAAGCAACCACAGCACAGCAGCGTATGACTGCGCTGGAAGTGGCAGAACTGATGCCGGAGATAGTACCGCCGGAACCACCGGAAACCCATGTTGTGGAAATGTACCGGCCAGCCGGTAACACCGTCCGCCGTGAGCAGGTTCATGTCTCTGCGGAGACAGAGAATGACTACGATTATGCGTTTGAAAATGCCGTTGCTCAGTTCGACGAGCGCCGGAAGAAAAATACGATTTAGGGGGTTACATGACCAACGTTATTGAAATGACACAGACACAAACCGCACAGGCTGATACCCGTGCTGCCATCCGCGCCATTGTTGACAATGACGGCGTGACATACAGCGCGATAGCCCGCGAAATCGGTTTGTCAGCGACAGCACTGTCTCAGTTTATGAATGAGAACTATCGCGGTGATAACGACAGCGTGAGCGGCAAACTGGCAGTGTGGCTGGAAAACCGCACCCGGAAAACCAACGAAATGCCGCAGGCACCTGACTTTGTTCAGACCCGGACAGTAAAACAAATCTGGTCGGCATTGCAGTATGCACAACTCGCTCAGTGTATCAGCGTGATTTACGGCAGTCCGGGTGTGGGAAAAAGCAAAGCATTACAGCAGTTTGTCCGTGAGCGCCCGAATGTCTGGCTGATTACTGTTTCCCCGTCCCGCAGCAGCCTGAGCGAATGCCTGTATGAGCTGGCTCTTGAACTTGGTGTCGGTGACGCTCCGCGCCGTGCCGGTCAGTTGGGACGTGTTATCCGCCGTAAATTACGCGGGACATCCGGCCTGCTCATCATTGATGAGGCTGACCATCTGGATTATCCGGTACTGGAAGAGCTGCGGATTTTGCAGGAAGAAACCGGCATTGGTCTGGCGCTGGTCGGTAACAATCAGGTCTATTCAAAGCTGACCGGCGGCAACTCCCGGAATGTTGACTTTGCCCGTCTGTTCAGCCGGATAGCAAAAAAGGTCGCCATTCTGAAAACCAAAAAAGACGATGTGAAAGCCATTTCTGCGGCGTGGGGACTGGGTGACAGAGAGCGAGACCTTGTGACGCAGCTGGCTGAACGCCCGGGGGCATTGCGGACGGTATCCCACACACTGCGCCTTGCGGCAATGTTTGCCACCGGCGCAAATGAAGCACTGTGTGAAAAGCATATCCGCGCAGCGGTAAAAGACCTGGAGGGAACAGAGTTATGAACATCACCATCAATACCGAAAATCAGTCAGTGATATCAGCGCTGTTACAGGCTGAATCCGTGGCGCAGCAGCTTACTGAGCGCGGTATATCAGTCCTGAGTGTTGTGGCCCGTTGCGGCAGAGCCTGCATTCATATTGCCCGTCACAGTTACTGTGATGAATTAATCCGCAGCGGCAAAGCATCTTATCAGTATCTCAGCAAAAATTTTTCCGGTGTCCGTCAGGGTGTGTTTAACGAGTCAGGCTGTCGTGTGTACTGGTCTGAATCCATTCATTGAGAGGTTGCTATGTCAGTAAAAATCACAATCACCATTACTGAGGATGACGAAGGAAAAGTAGGTTTCCGCGTCAGTGGCAGAGGTGCTGCCGGAAAGCACACTCACACTGAAGCGCAGGCTGCAGGCCGGTTAGTAAAAATCGTGGCCGGATATCTGAAGTTTTTAAAATCGGAGGGGCATACCGGTTCTGATGAGAATTGTGAGTATATGTACCCGAATCAGGTTAAACACTAAGAGGAAATAATCATGTCAGACAAAGATACCCAGTTTACTCAGCATACGGTTCCGGACGGATACTGGCGTGACGCCAGAGGCTGCCTGATTCCGGTTGATATGCTTAAAGACATTGACCGCGCCCGGGATACCGTGGTCGGCGATATTGTCAGCCTTGCAGAAGCGCAACAGGAGGCACTTAAAGCCTTTAAAAATTATGCCTTTGATGAAGTGGATGCATTCCGTGAACTGTCATCCGAACAGTACGGTGTGGGGCTGGGTGGCAAAAAAGGCAACATTCAGCTGCACAGTTTTGACGGTGAATACCGTGTTCAGGTGGCAATTCAGGATCACACCGCATTTGATGAACGGCTACAGGCCGCGAAGGCGCTGATTGATGAGTGCATCCGGGACTGGTCAACCGGTGCCCGTCCTGAAATCATGGCTATCATTGAGGATGCCTTTAAAGTCGATACCGTGGGCAATATCCGGACAAAGGATATTCTCAAACTACGCCGTCTGAATATCACGGATGAAAAATGGCTGCGGGCCATGACCGCTATCAGCGAGTCTATCCAGACTATCAGCAGCAGCCGTTATATCCGCATCTACAAAAGGAGCGGTACTGACGGTAAATATGTTCAGATTTCATTAGATATCGCGGGGGTGTGATATGTCATTTAAGCACTATGCAACAACAGCGGCCACCGCAGAACGCGACGGCCATTACAAGGAAGCCGGGCGCAACTGGGCTGATGCAGCGGGACTGGCGAAAAAACGGGAAAATCAGCAGTGGGCAGAACGCCGTGCTGAATTCTGTGCCAAAGCTGCGGGCGGACGTTATACCGCATTAATCAGTTCAGATATTAATTGTTAATTCACAGTTTAATATAACCATCTAATAAACGGTCATTTTTAAATTCAGGCGTAAACCCGTCAGGTCCTCCTTACGCCTGAATCCTGATAACGAGGTATTTTTAATATGGCAAATGATAAAGAACGTTATTTGCAAAAAATAAAAAAACTTCTGAATAAGGCCAAAAATAACAGCAGTGCTGAAGAAGCGGCCACGGCCATGAGGATGGCTCAGAAGTTAATGCGGGAATACGGACTGAGTGAATCAGATATATCACTCAGTCAGGTTACTGAAAGCGGTACTCACAAAACGCCATCCAAAGCAGTGAAGCCCCCGCGTTATATGATCATGCTGGGTGGTGCCGTTTGCCGAGCATTTGGTGTTCGTTATTACCTCAGTTATGACCAGTCCGGCCGCCGGACAATTGTATTTTATGGCCCGGCTGAACGTCCCGAAATCGCCTGTTATGCCTTTGAAGTACTGACACGCCAGTTAATCAGCGGACGTAAAGCGTTTTACAACAGTATTCATAAAAGAACCAAACCCGCGAAAAAAACTGATTTAGCGGATACCTGGTGTGAGGCATGGGTTCATGGGGTCTGGCAGGTTATTACTGAGTTTGTACCTGAAGAAAATGAGCGTCAGGTTATGACCCAATATATGGAGCGCAAAAAAGAGCAGACAAAATTCAGTGATGTCAGTATGCGGGACAGTAAAAAGCATACTCAGTCAGACGGTGCGGCGCGTGACGGATTCCATGCAGGTAAAAAGGCAAAGCTGTCACATGGTGTAAGTGGTTCGTCCGTGACGCCTGAGGCAATTATTCATAGCCGGGAGATAGCTCATGGTTAAGATTAAACAAATCGGTCTGGTCAGCGCTGTCTGCATTGAAATAGCTAATCAGCATCACGGGATTAAGCTCAGCCAGAAACAGTTAGCTGTGATTGTATCTGCTGCTGATTCTGTCTGCGCGGCTTTTAATGAACCGGATATGTGCGACAACTGTAATGACAAGCTGCGTGGTGGTTGCCTGCCGACATGCAACCAGTACCTCGGGAGGTAACGGCTATGATGAGCATCCTGTGTTTTATTGCCGGTGTTATCACCGGTTTTGCCGGAGCCGCATGGTATCAGCGGCACAGTGCTGCGGAAGACCGTCAGCGCCCCGAAAACCAGAAATATGACTGAGGACACAGATATGATCCGTGATCAACTTATCCGCCTTATTCATATCGCGAAAACTCAGCTGAAGCTGGACGATGACACTTACCGTTCGGCACTGGTTGCTGCCACCGGAAAAGACTCCTGCCGGAAAATGACCCATGCGGAGCTGACACTGGCCTATGACGCTTTTGTTGAACGCGGGTTTAAACGCCGTTTTAAGCGTGAAAATCGGCGTGTAAAAGGCAGAATAAAAACAGCCGAAATCAGCAAAATCACCGCCATCTGGATCACTATGCACCGTCAGGGTTTTGTTGCAGACGGGTCAGCTGCAGCCCTGAATAAGTTTGTCCAGCGCCAGACTGCGAAAGAGAACGGCGGTGCCGGTGTTGCCGAACTCGGCTGGCTTAACGGAGACCTTGCTTATCAGGTTCTGGAGTCACTGAAAAAATGGCACGTCCGTCTGATGCTTGATGCCATCAAAGCCCGCCGCCAGCGCCAGCCTGATTTTCGCGGTTATGACGCGGTATGTCAGGCATACAATCAGGGGAAAAAATGATGAAAATTGGCCGTTGTCCGATATGCCATACAGACTGGCACCTTGAAGCGTTATGTGAAGATGATGCCAGCCGTCAGTTACTGAAAATACTTGCCGATTTACCGGGGAGTTGCTCCAGGCATTTGGTTGCTTATGTAGGTTTGTTCCGTCGTGAAAAATCTAACCTGAGCAATAGCCGGGCATTAAAACTGGCTACTGAGGTTCTGGCGCTTTATCCCGCCGGGCGGGTGCTGGCTCATGCACTCAGTGAAACCGTTGAGCGTATCCGCGAAAAACGCGCAAAGGGAGATGTTAAACCGCTGGCAAATCATAACTATCTGAAAACGGTGTATGAGTCATCAAAACAGGTGTATTCACAAAGCAGCAATGTGAAATCCCGGGAAAAAGAACAGACATCCGGTTCTGATTCCAGGGATGCTTACTTCAGACAAATGCAGCAGTTTGGAGTTGATTTGGGTACACTACCCGGCGGCAAAGAGTGGTTAGAGAAACAAAACGGAGGTTTAGATGGATAGTGATCTTTTCTTTATATTATTGCCGGTAGCGGCTGGATTCTGGGTATATTTTGACGCTCACAGTCATCATATCGGCTCTTATCGTGATGATGCGGGTAAGATGCGCGGGTGTTCTCCCGTGTTCTGGGGTGTAATGACTCAGTTAGTTTGTATTATTACACTGCCGGTATATCTGATTATCCGTAAAAAATTATTACAGACTGCCGCCGAACATCCGGCCAGCAGTGATAAAAGCATCGGGATTTTAATCATGGCAGCCGTAGGTGGTTTTATTCTCTGGTATTTCTGGTTCCGATATTAACGGGTCTTAATATGAATACTCTTCCGCTTTTTGCCGATAGTCACGAAGAACTGGGACAGCTGCTGGATAATCTGGACAATATTCCTGAAACCGAATTGCAGTCCCGCTGGCCGCAGCTGCTGGCCGATATCGTAGATCTGTTCAGTGCAGAGCTTGCCCGTCAGGGATATGATGTACCTGCAGCTAAATTATCTGCCGGAAAACTGGCCGGGGCACTGGCGCATTACTACGGTGGCCGCGCAGTCTACCTGCCTACCGGTGATGCGCTGAAAGCCGCCCTGCGTGATAATCAGCTGTTCCTGGACTGGTCACTGTCAGGTGGGGATGTGGACGGGCTTGCCCGTAAATATTCTCTGACCAACTCGACAGTTTATGCCATACTGCGGCAACAGATGACATTGCACCGCAAGCGTTATCAGTCAGATCTCTTTGAGTAAATCAGAACCCGCCACCCGGCGGGTTTTTGTTTGATACCCCACAAACCCACCCTTTACCGCATAAATACGATGATGAGCTACTTATTTTTAACAGGTAGCCACCATGACAAACTCATCCCGCAACCGTTTTAAATTCAGTCAGCGAAGTGAAAATAATCTCAGAGGGGTTAACCCTGTTCTGGTGCAGATTATCCGCCGTGCGCTGGAGCTGTCTGAGTATGATTTTGCTGTTATCGAAGGGCTGAGAACGCCGGAGAAACAAGAGGAATATGTCAGTAAGGGAAGTTCACAGACCCGTAACAGCCGTCACCTGACCGGACATGCCGTTGACATTCTGCCGTCCGCCATGAAGCCCGGTATGTACTGGAACGAAAACGCCCATCTTTTTGAACCGATTTTGCAGGCCATTAAACAGGCGGCAGACGAACTGGGTGTGATACTGCGTTTCGGGAAAAACTGGCAAAGTGATCCTTCTCTCCCGGTACAGACAAGATTCCCTGATTACCCGCATGTGGAAATCCCGCGATGAATCCGGCGGCAAACATCACACCGTCACAGGCAGTGCCTCATGCACTGCTGCTGCGGCAGATACCGGCACTGAAAAATCCGCGATATTTCAGTATTTATCAGTCCGGCCGTGAGCGCTGTCTTGCAGAGGCACTGGCCGGAAACGATATCTCTCAGGTGCCGCTGTACAGCCACAGCAACACCTATCAGTCCCTGTTCTCCCGGGGCTGGCGTTCAGTGAATGAGCAGGATATCCGTCTGGCAAAAGCGGGGGCATGTCATGTTCGCCATTCTTAAACAGCTGATTACCAATCCGGCCACCGGCCGTCTGTCCACATCAGACACCACCCTTATCGGGGCTTTTGTCGCCAGCACGCTGGTTCTGCTCTGGATGACGGTCACCGGGAAACTGGCAGACTGCGAGTGGCTGTTTGTCGGATATCTGGCGGCGTGGGTCACCCAGAATCAGGCATCAAAACAGGCCGCCATTAAACGTGATAAGGAGCTGGGGCAATGACCGGCGCACTGAAAATTTACGGCGTTGTCGCGGTTGTGGGTGCAGCACTGGGCGGTGTGTTCGGCTCACTGGTCACCGGTGTTTCCATGCAGAGCCGGATTGATGACGAAACACGGAAACGCACCGATGCGGAAATAACGCTGCTGTCGGAACGTAATGCGCTGGCGGATGAGAACGCCAGAGCACTGAAACAGATTATCCGTCAGCAGCAGGAACAGGCGAAACAGAATGCAGAACTGTCAGAAAAATTCAGGAACACCCTCAGTACCCTGTCAACCACCACGCGCCGTATTGAGCGCAGTATTCCGGCCGCTGTTGCCGCTGATGGTGACGGCTGGAATGGCCTTGGTGACAGCGGGCTGCGGCTCTACCGCGAAGCCCTCGGTTACGGTGAATCCGGCAGTGATAGTGTCATCCTGTCCGCTCCCGCCGCCGGAACTGCTGAACCTGCCGCCCCGGCCGCAGCCGCCGGAGTCCGGCGCTCCACCGGTGCTGCTGAAACACGCGGCGCTGTTCGGGGAATGGGTGCAGACACTGGAAAACAAGCTGCTGGCGCTGCAGGAATGGGCAGCACAGCAAAGGCAGAACAATGAGCAGACAAATCGACAAAGCCTGTGAGCTTGAACAGTTTTACCGTGAGCAGGCGCTGGCCGCTCACTTTGATAATCAGCTGCAGGACGGAACAGGCGTCTGTTTATCCTGCGGCGAAGATATTGACCCCGCACGGCTGGCAGTGAATCCCCGCTTTGAACGCTGTGTGACCTGTCAGGAACGCTTTGAATACAGGAAAAAACATGCTGGACGTCCTTAGAGAACACTGGTCAATGATTTATACCGTGGTCACCGGCGCGGTGGCCATCGGTCTGCTGCTGCTCAGTAAGACTTACGCCAAACGGGATGAAGTCGAACTGATGAACCGGCGGCTGAGTGAGCTGGAGGTTGCGCTGGCAACCCTGCCGAACCGGGCGGAACTGTATAACCTTCAGCTGGAAATCGCCAACCTGAGAGGCGATATCAAAGCTGTGGCCCCTGAACTTCAGCAGCTGCGCCGCATGAGCGACCTGTTATTACAGAACGAACTGAAAGAGAAAAAATAATGTCGATGCGTGAAATCTTAAATGAAGATCAGCGGCTGGTACTGCTGCGCTCCCTTTCCGACTGCGGCGGTGATGCCAATGAGTCTGTACTGCAGACCTGTCTGGATGCTTACGGCCACCGTGAATCACGGGATGTGATCCGTTCCCATCTTTACTGGCTGGCGGAACAGGGTTTGTGCTCTGTCAAAGATGTGGCCGGATGTCTGGTTGCCTCTGTGACCGGGCGCGGGATGGATGTGGCGGAAGGCCGCAGTACAGTTCCCGGTGTCAAACGTCCCCGTCCCCGGAGCGGGTTATGAGTGAGAAAAAAACGCGCGGGCGTCCATCTAAAATTGACCTGCTGCCGGAAGCTATCCGTGACCAGCTTCATACGCTGCTGCGGGATAAGCGCCACACGCAGGAGGATATCCGGGCGGCGGTCAATGAACTGATTGATGAGAACGGCCTGCCGGATGACCTGAAAATCTCCCGTACCGGCCTGAACCGTTATGCGTCCCGCATGGAAACCCTCGGGGCCAAAATCCGCGAAGGCCGCGAAATTGCCGACGTATGGGTTTCCCGGCTGGGTGATGCGCCGACCTCTGACGTCGGTAAGCTGCTGCAGGAGTTTGTGAAATCACTGGCGTTTGAAACCACCATGTCATTGTCTGAGACCGATAAAGTCGTTGAGCCGAAAGCACTGGCGCAGCTGGCACTGGTCGCGGCCCGTATTGAGCAGGCCGCTATGATGAGCACCAAACGTGAGAAAGAGATCCGTGCAGCGTTTGCGGCAGAAGCAGCCGAACAGGCAGAAAGCATGGTTAAACAGGCCGGGCTGACTGAAGAAGCCGCCGCAAATATCAAACGTCAGATTCTGGGGATTGCATAATGCTGGCCGCAAAGCTGAATCCGTCAGCGGAATTTATTCTCAGTTCGGCTAATGACAGTTCGTTCAGTCCGGACGAGGTATTGCTGGGCTATCAGAAACGCTGGATTGCGGACGACTCTCCGCTCAAGATTGCGCAGAAATCCCGCCGTACCGGCCTGACATGGGCTGAGGCCGCTGATGCTGCCCTGACAGCGGCACAGTCCCGTGAAGCAGGCGGGATGAATCATTTCTATATCGGCTCCAACAAAGAGATGGCGCGGGAGTTTATTGACGCCGTTGCCATGTGGGCAAAAGCTTACGGGCTGGCCGCCGGGGAAATCGGTGAGGAAGTCTTTGAGGATGAGGACAAGGACATTCTGACCTTTGTCGTCTACTTCAGCAGCGGCTTCAAAGTTCAGGCATTATCCAGTAACCCGAAAAACCTGCGCGGTATGCAGGGTAACGTCACCATTGATGAAGCCGCATTCCATGAACAGCTGGCGGAAGTGCTGAAAGCTGCGCTTGCGCTGACCATGTGGGGTGCGAAAGTCCGCATTATTTCCACGCATAACGGTAATGAAAACCTGTTCAATGAGCTGATACAGGACTCTCTGGCCGGACGCAAGCGCTATTCAGTCCACACTATCACGCTGGATGATGCCTGTAATGACGGGTTATACCGCCGTATCTGTCAGGTGCGCCGTCAGAACTGGACACCGGCGGCAGAAGACGAGTGGAAAGCGAACCTGCTTAAAGACACCGCCACGGAAGAAGATGCCCTTGAGGAATACTACTGCGTACCGAAACAGGGATCCGGTGCCTACATTCCGCGTGTGCTGATTGACCGCGCCACCGATGAAAACTGCCTTGTTGTCCGCTTCAGTATGCCGAAGGGGCACATGACATGGACGGAAGACGAGCGTGTAAAAACTGTTCAGACCTTCTGCGGTGAGGAATTACAACCGGTACTGAGTCACTTTGATCCGGAAACGCGCCACGCCTACGGACAGGACTTTGCCCGCAGCGGTGACCTGTCGGTTATCGGTGCCGGAAGTATTGAACAGGACACCCGGCGGAAGCTGAAGCTGACGGTTGAGCTGCATGATGTGCCCTACAACCAGCAGCGGCAGATTGCCTTTTTTGTCATCGACTCACTGCCCCGGCTGGTCGGGATTGCAGTGGATGCCACCGGGAACGGCGGTTATCTCGGAGAGGCCCTGCGCCTGCACTACGGTGAGGATTTGGTGGATGCGGTGCATATCACAGACAACTTTTACCGTGAGTGGTCACCGAAATACAAAGCCCTGTATGAATCGAATGATATCTCCATCCCGAAAGATGAGGACATCATTGCTGACCAGCGTCAGATGCAGAATATCCGGGGTGTGCCGAAGATTGACAAAAACCGGCGCAAAGGGGCTGACGGTAAGAAGCGTCACGGCGACAGCGCCGGTGCGTATCTGATGTTTACGCGTGCGACCTATATCGACGGTCAGGAAATTGATTTTATTCCGCTGCCGGATAAACGGGCCGTCAGTGATGACGATGATTATCCGGATTTTGAACGGGGGTGCTGGTGAAATTATTACGACGTATGGTCGATGCCGTGGGGCATCATTTCTGGTTTAAACCGGACAGTCAGACACAGGATGATGAATCCCGTGCATTTCAGTTAAACCGCTACTACGGTGACCATCCGGTGTCCGGACTGACCCCGGCCCGTGCTGCTGAGATTCTGGTTGATGCGGAACGCGGTCAGTTACTGGCGCAGTGTGAGCTGGCGGAGGATATGGAGGAGAAAGACCCGCATCTGCAGTCAGAACTCGGCAAGCGCCGCCGTGCCCTTCAGTCACTGGACTGGAAAATAAAACCGCCCCGTAATGCCAGCCGTGAGGAAAAGCGGGACGCGGAGCTGCTGACGGAGATTCTGGATGATGCGGACTGGCTTTCCGACTGTATTTTTGATGCCACGGACGCCATTTTAAAAGGCTTCAGCTGTCAGGAAATTGAGTGGGAGGAAGTCGAGGGGCTGTTAATTCCCCGCTCTGTGGAGTGGCGTGACCCGGCATGGTTCCAGACCCCGCAGGGTGAACGTAATGAGCTGCGGCTGCGTGACGGGTCAGCGGAGGGTTTGCCGCTGCAGCCGTTCGGCTGGGTTCAGCATGTGGCAAAATCCAAATCGGGTTACCTTGCCCGTACCGGGTTAATCCGCACACTGGTCTGGCCGTTTATTTTCAAGAACTATTCTGTCCGTGATCTGGCGGAATTTCTGGAAATTTACGGATTACCCATCCGGGTCGGGCAGTATCCGGCCGGAGCCACCGAAAAAGAGAAAGACACGCTGCTGCGTGCGGTGATGTCCATCGGCCATAATGCCGGGGGTATCATTCCGAAATCCATGATGATCGACTTTAAAAATGCGGCGGACGGCACCGCAGATCCGTTTATGGCAATGATGTCATGGGCGGAGATGAGTATGTCAAAAGCCATTCTCGGCGGGACGCTGACCAGTCAGGCGGACGGTGCGACCAGCACCAATGCACTGGGCAATGTGCATAATGAAGTCCGGTTTGAAGTCCGTGACAGTGACGCCACGCAGCTGGCGGCCACACTGACCCGTGACCTGGTCTTTCCGCTGTATGCCCTGAACTGTCAGTCATTTGACAATCAGCGCCGCAAACCCGCGTTTGAGTTTGATTTGTCTGAGCCGGAAGATATCACAACGTATGCGGCGGCGCTGCCGCAGCTGGTCAATATCGGTATGAAAATCCCGGCGCAGTGGGCGCACGATAAGTTACAGATTCCGGTGGCTGCTGACGATGAGGACACCCTGAAAGCCGCTGCACCGGCGGTGCCTGATTTTTCCGCCGCATTACTGAGCGCAAAACCGGAAGCGGTATTGTCCGCAGACCCGGCTGTGACGGACGTCAGCACCATGACCGGGGCTGTTTCCGGGCAGGAATGGGCATCAACGGTTGATCCGCTGCTGATGCCGCTGATTAACATCATCAGAACAGACGGCTATGAAGCCGCCCTGCAGGCAGCGTCTGAGCTTTATGAGCAGATGGATGATACGCAGCTGACTGACATGCTGCACCGCGCGATGTTTGTGGCTGAACTGTGGGGGCGTCTGAATGCCTGAGCCGGTTGATTTAGGTTACGCGGCCACACTGGAGCCGGAGCTGGCCGTCGATTATTTCCGCTCCAAGGGGTATGCCATCACCTTTAACTGGCAGGAGGCGAACGCGGCTACCCATGCCAGGGCATTTACTGTCGCCAAAGCGGCCCGGCTGGATATTCTGGAAACCATCCGGGGTGAGGTTGATAAAGCAAACAGTCAGGGGATCACTGAGCGGCAGTTTATTAAAACGCTGACACCACAACTGCAGGAACAGGGTTGGTGGGGTAAGCAGGTGATTGTTGACAGTGACGGCGGTGCTGAGATGGTACAACTGGGCAGCCCGTCCCGTCTGGCAACTATTTACCGGACTAATGTCGCCACGGCGTATCAGGCCGGACGTTATCAGCAGCAGCTGGCAAGTACCGACACGCACCCGTACTGGCAGTATATCGCCGTCATGGACGGAAAAACGCGCAAAAGCCATGCCGCCATGCACGGCCGCGTGTTCCGTTTTGATGACCCCATCTGGGAAAAACTCTATCCGCCGAATGACTGGGGATGCCGCTGCCGTGTCCGCGCCCTGACCGCAGAACAGGTTAAGCGTATGGGGCTGACGGTGGAATCCAGTACCGGAGCCATCAGCAGTCAGCAGGTGGAAACCGGTGTCGATAAGCGCACCGGCGAGGTGTATGAGGCTGAAACCACCACGTTTAAGCGCGGCGGGCAGACCATGACCACCGGCGCAGGCTGGTCGTCTAACTCCGGTCAGCTGGCAATGGGGGCCGATATCAGTATGGCCCGTAAGCTGCTGGAGATGCAGAACCGCGAATTACGTCAGCAGGTGATCCAGTCACTGAACGATGCGCCGGTACGGCAGAAAGCCTTTTCAGACTGGGTGGGTGAGGTGATGACCACCCGCCGCCCGGCAGCCGGGCAGCAGTCGCTGGGATTTGTTTCTGACAGGGTGGCATCTGCACTGGAGAAATCCGGACAGGCGGCACCCGGCGTGCTGACCGCTGACGGTAACACCCTGAAATCCGGTCTGACGATGGCGGAATATCAGGCACTGCCGGGTATCATCGGCAGACCGGCGGCGGTGTTGAGGGATAACACCGTACAGCAGCTGATGTACGTGGGCACTACCGGACGTGACACCGGCCGGACGGTTGTCCGTGTTCCGCTGTCCGGGCAGATGACTGTCACCGGGCGGCCGGTACATGCGGAAACCGTCCCGCTGACAGCGTTACAGGACGGACTCCGGAGCGGGCGCTACGACCTGATTGAGGGGCAGTTATGAGAATTGATTCACATATTGACGTAAAACCGGTACAGGATGCCTTTCAGCGGCTGATGAAGCTGGGAACAGATCCGAAAGTGATCACCCGTGCGGTTTCTGCCGTACTGGTATCGGAAAGTGAGGACGCCTTTGCCGCACAGGCAGACCCGTCAACCGGCACGCCGTGGAAGGCGCTCTCAGACCGCTACCGTGAGAAACTGGAAAAGCGCGGTCATAACGGGCCGATGCTGCAGCGCACGCAGGGCGGACTGGCGGCATCACTGACACCCGGGTATGACGCCACCAGTGCCTCTGTCGGGTCAAATAAAGTTTACGCGGCAATCCACCAGTACGGCGGGCTGTCATCCATGCCGCCGGGTCCGGCAGCGGTTCCTGCCCGTCCGTATATGGGGCTGTCACCGCAGGGTATCAGTGATATCGTCAGTATCATTAACCAGAAGCACGCAGAGGCATTACGGCAGCGATAGCACGCCGTACATCATCATTATCCCGTTTAAATGCGCTGCGGCGTTTTTAAACGGGTTTTAAACGCGGTATAGTGTAACTCAGTTGTTCCTTTCCCTGATATGCACCGTTAAGGTGTGATTTACCACAAACCCGCCTTTCCCCCGCCCCGGTTCAGAATGGGGGCATGAAAACACCAAAAACCACTCCGAACAAACGCATCGCCGTTTTAAGTGCTGCGATGACAGACAGCTCAGACGGCTGGTATCAGCTGCTGCCTGCCGGATACTTCAGTGCCCGTGACGGACGTCCTGAAGATGTGCCGGGCGGACAGTGGTTTATTGATGCCGCTGTTGCGGAGCGTTTTATTCAGGCCACCGCTGCTGTCGGTCAGCCGGTGCTATTTGATTACAACCACGTCACCCTGAAACAGGATGATGACCCTGCCGCCTGCACAGAAGCCCGCGCCGCCGCATGGCTGCGTGACCCGCGTAATGATATGCAGTGGCGTGATGGCGAAGGTCTGTTTGTCCGGCTGTCACTCACCCCGGCTGCACAGGCTGCGGTGGATGCCCGCGAGTGGCTCTATCTGTCGGCGGTTTTCCCGTATGACGAAAACGGACACCCCCTTTACCTGCGCATGGGCGCACTGACCAATGACCCCGGGCTTACCGGCATGCAGTCAATGGCCGCGCTGAGTGCCCGGCTCAATACCTTAATCTCTCTCCCCCCTGACACTAAGGATGAACTCATGAATGAAACCCTCCTTCAGTTGCTTGAGCGACTGGGCGTCACACTGCCCGAAAATGCTGAGGAACTGACCGAAGAACAGTTACAGGAACTGCTGACGCAGGCGCTGGCTGCTGCTGACACCCTGAAGACTTCCGCGCAGGTGGCGGTGGACACACAGGAAGTCATTGAAACCACGCAGGCACCTGAAGACGTTGCTGATGATGTGACCGCACTCATCGATGACAACAGTACTGAACTTGCAGAAGCGGAGCAGATTCTGGAAGAAGCCGCGCTCAGCGGTATGGATATAAGCAAAGTGGTTCCGGCCCGTGCTTATCATCTGCTGGGTAAACACGCCGCCTCACTGAGTGCCCGCGTTTCCGGCAGTACCACCGACAGCATTATTGCCAATGCCCGCCGTACCGGCCGTGTTTCTGCCGGGGAAGTGCCTTATCTGCGTATCCTTGCCAATACACAGGGCATTGCGGCACTGAGTGCAGTCCTGAAAGGCCGTCCGGCAATCGCTGCACTGACCGGCCGCCAGACAACGAGGCTGAAAAGACCGGCCGGAAAAGTCGCTGTGCTTTCCGCGTCAGACAAAGAAGCCGCCCGTCTGCAGGGACGTTCTGAAGCAGACTTCATTAAACTGAAACAGAAAGGAGCCGTGAAATAATGGCTATCGTAACCCCCGCGTTAATCAAATCGCTTTTTACCGGCTGGAACGGCGACTTTCAGGACGGGCTGGCGGATGCTCCGAGCCAGTATGAAAAAATTGCGATGACTGTTCCGAGTACCACGAAATCCAATACTTACGGCTGGCTGGGTAAATTCCCGGGCATGCGTGAATGGATTGGTAAGCGTGTTATCAGTGATATGCAGTCACATGGCTATCAGCTGATTAACCGCCCGTTTGAAAGTACCGTCGGCGTTGACCGTGATGATATCGACGATGACAACATCGGGATCTATTCACCGCTCTTTACTGAAATGGGCCGCGCGGCCGGTGTTCAGCCGGATGAAATGTGCTTTGGTGCGCTGACCAAAGGTTTCAGCACCCTGTGTTACGACAAGCAGAATTTCTTTGATACCGACCATCCGGTTTACCCGAATGTTGACGGCACCGGCGATGCGGAGGTTGTCAGCAACATTCTGGCAGAAGAAGGTTATACCGGTCAGCCGTGGTTTGTTCTGGATTGTTCCCGTGCGGTCAAGCCAATCATTTTCCAGCAGCGCAAAGCGCCTGAACTGGTGGCAATGGATAAGGTGGATGATGAAGAAAACTTCATGCAGAAACTGATCCGTTATGGTGTCGATACCCGCTGTGAAGCCGGTTATTCCTTCTGGCAGCTGGCTTATGCCGCGAAAGCTTCACTGACCGCAGACAACGTATGGACGGTTATCCAGAACATGCGCAGCTTCAAATCTGACGGTGGCCGTCCGCTGGCAATCCGTCCGACTCATCTGGTGGTTCCGCCGTCAATGGAAAAAGCGGCCACACAGCTGCTTGAGCGTGAACTGACGGTTGACAGCAAAGGCGGCACCATCAGCAATGAAATGAAAGGCCGTCTTGAGCTGATTGTCGGCGATTACCTTTAATCACTGTTAAACGGGGTTCACGCCCCGTTTAAACCCACTTTAACAGGGGCTGAAATGTTATGTCTGATAAAGCGAATTTATCGCCGGATGATACAGGCAGTATTGCCGAAATGGCCGGGGTCTTTGTGGTTAATACGGCGCATGAAGGCTACCGGCGTGCGGGGTTTGTTCTGCACAGCGGGGAAAATACATTGCCGCCGGTCACCGTTTCTGTTCTCGAAGCACTGGAAGCAGACCCGCGTCTCGTTGTTACGGTTATCGCGGCAGATACTGACCGTGACGCACCGGGGCGGCTGGACAATCAAAGTACATTTACCGCGATAGAACAAGAGCTTGAACAGCAGCGACTGGCTGATGAAAAACATCATCAGGAAGCTGAAGCTGCTGAACAGGCACGTCAGGCCGAAGAACTGGCCCGTCAGGAAGCTGAGGCTGCCGAACAGGCACGTCAGGCCGAAGAACTGGCACGACAGGAAGCTGAAGCTGCTGAACTTCTTCGTCAGGCAGATGAAAAGTCATCAGGTAAAGGCCGGGGTAAAAAATGAGTTACGCGACCCTCGCCGACATGTATGCACGTTACAGCCGTGATGCGCTGCATATTCTGACAGATGTCAAGATTGACGACTGGCAGAGCCTGTCACCGGAGGAACTTCAGAGCGCCCGGGAGCACCTGATACAGGTCGCTCTTGATGACTCATCGGCAACGATTGACGGCTATATTGACGGTCGGGCCACACTGCCGCTTGAAACAGTTCCTGTTGTTCTGATCCGTATTGCCTGCGTTCTGACCCGCTTTGCGCTTGAAGAAGGAGCTGCAACTGAAAAGGCCACAAAAGATGCGGAAGCGGCAATCCGGCTGCTGGAAAAAGTTTCTGCCGGTGATGTCGGTCTGGGTCTCAGTAAGGATGCAGAGCGTCCGGCCGGAGGTGATATTGCCGTCATCACCAGTCAGGGCAGTGTCTGGTCACGGGACAAATCAAAGGGGTTTATCTGATGGCTGCTATCAGTGATATCTCAGACAACCTTATCACCGGTATTAACGGCCTGTTCGGTAACACTCTGCGCCGGGTTGATACCCATCCGGGCCAGTGGAGCGACAGCGCTGTTAAGTTGGTTATCAATACATTCCCCGCCGTTTATGTGGCATGGATGGGCAGCCGTCCGGGGGAAATCCGCAATACAGCAATTTCCACCTGGGCATTGTTTGTCAGTGCTCAGGTGCTCAATGGCCGACAGACTGATAAGCCCGGTATTTATCAGATTGTGGAGCGGCTGACCGGCTGGCTGAATAACCGCCGTATAGAACCGGCGGGCATATTCACCCTGACGCAGATTGCCAACCTGTGGAGTGATATCCAGAGCAATGCCGGGGTTGCCGTTTATGGTCTGTATTTTGATGCACCGCAGCTGCTGCCTGATGCTGTTGATGTCAGCAGCCTGGACGACTTCGCAATCCACTATCAGAAATGGGGGCAGCCTGACGGCACGCCGGAACAGGAAGCAATTATCAATTTACCGATCCAGGAAAAACCATGACAGAACTGCATTTAAAGCCCGTTACCGGGCTGACTGTCCGTGACCCTGAAACCATGCAGCCGCTGGCTGAAAAAGGGGAACGCAAGCCCCGCACCGCTTACTGGCTGCGCCGTCTTAAAGATGGTGATGTGACCGAAGTTACGGCTGCGCAGAATAAAGGAACCAAATCATGATTTCATACAATGACATCCCGTCTGAAATCCGTGTCCCGCTGGTTTATATCGAATTTGACAACACAGCGGCCGTCAGCGGAACACCGCAGACATTACAGAAAACCCTGCTGCTGGGTATTAAAGGGGCTGACGGAAAGACACCGGCGGGTGAACCGTTCCGCATCACCTCAAAAGATGCGGCCGGTGCCGCGTTCGGGCGCGGCTCCATGCTGGCCGGAATGGCGGCAGCGTTTATCGGTGCCAATGCCTTTGCTGATTTATGGGCGGTTGCCGTGGACGATGACCCGGACGGTGTGAAAGCCACCGGTAAAATTCAGGTGAAAGGCACGGTTGCACAGACCGGTCAGATTGCCCTGATGATTGCCGGGACACAGGTTCGCGTCACGGTGAAAGCCGGTGATGATGCCGCTGATGCTGCGGGTAAAATCATTGCGGCCGTCAGTGCGAAAACAGACCTTCCGGTGACAGCCGCCGCTGACACCGCCACGGATACCGTGCTGTTAACAGCAAAATGGTCAGGTGAAACCGGCAATGATATCGATGTCCGGGTGAATTATTACACCGGTGAAATGCTGCCGTCCGGAATCGATGTGGTCATCACCGCCATGAACGGCGCCACCGGTAACCCGGATTTGGCCGGGGCAATTACCGGGTTCGGTGACACCTGGTGGAATTACATGGTGAACCCGTTCACCGATACCCCGAACCTGAACCTGCTGCGTGATGAGCTGGTCAGCCGCTGGGGACCGCTGAAAATGATTGACGGCATCTGCTGGATGGCAAAACGCGGCACACTGGCACAGACATCCACGTTCGGCCAGTCCCGTAATGACTATCTGTTTTCCACGCTGGCAACCGGTCTTTCACCACACCCGCCGTATCTGTGGGCCGCAACACTGGCCGCTGTGGCTGTCCGCTCCCTGAGCACTGACCCGGCCCGCCCGCTTCAGACGCTTCAGTTACCGGGGCTTCTGCCGCCGTCAGTCAGTGACCGCTGGCAGCTGAATGAGCGCAACCTGCTGCTGTATGACGGGATTTCCACCTTCACCGTGGACACCGGCAGCAACGTGCAGATTGAACGCATGATCACAATGTACCGTGAGAATGCCTTTGGTTCCCCTGACCCCAGCTATCTGGATGTGGAAACCATCGCCACGCTGTCGTATCTGCGTTATGCCGTCCGTACCCGCATCACCCAGAAATTCCCGCGTCACAAGCTGGCGGATGACGGTATCCGTGTCAGTCCGGGACAGGCCATTGTGACCCCGCAGGTTATCCGTGCAGAGCTGCTGGCGCTCTTTACTGAGCTGGAATATGCCGGTCTGGTTGAGGATTACACACAATTCAGTGAAACCCTGATTGTGGAGCGTGATCAGAATGACCGTAACCGTATCAACGTGCGCAGTAATGAGAATCTGGTCAATCAGTTCCGTATTTACGCCCACGCCATTCAGTTTCTTTTATAGGGATTAATCCATGACAAGTCCGTATCAGTACACCGGCATTGCCTATATCCATATGAACGGTAAGGAGCTGCCGACCAAAGAAGGGGCACAGCTGACGCCGGGCGGTGTGAGCCGGGACCCGGTTATCGGTTCCCGTGTTTACGGCTGGCAGCAGACCCCGAAAGAGGCGCGGGTCAGCTGCACCATTCCGCAGGGGCCGGGTGTGAGCCTGTTCGCCATTAAAAATATGGTTGACGGCACTGTCGTCTTTGAGTGCGACACCGGCGAAAAATTCATGCTGGCGAATGCCTGGTGTGACGGTAACTGCACACTGACGGCCAAGGGTGATATTTCAGCCGAATTTATCGCCGTCGAATGTAAGGAGATCTGATTATGCATTTTCAGTTAATACACGGCCTGCCGTACGGCAAAGAAGAAGACGCGGAGCTTCAGTTTGATACGGAACTGCGCCAGCTGACGGCCGGTGACATTATCGAGGCGGAAGCCGCCAGTGAACGTGTGGTGATGACCCCGAAAGGCCCGGCGCTGTTGTCCAGTCCGTCCCGCATGGGGTTTGAGCTGCTGCGCCGTTCCGTTGCCCGTATCGGTAAAATTCAGGGGCCGCTGCCGATGGAAATGCTGAAAACACTGCATCAGGCGGATATTGAGCTGTTACTGGATAAAGCGGAGCTGCAGCGCACGGCGGCACTGAAAACCGCAGAACAGGCGGCTGACGAGGGGCGATAGTCTGCAGTGCGTTCGCGCCGTTGAACGCACTGCCTTATTTGTCGGCCTGCGGTTACGCGGCGGCCCTGACTGGGCCATGAACCTGCCGCTGCCGAAATTACGGGTGTATTACGGCTGGCTTACGGAGAAACAATAATGGCCGCAGAGAACAGAACAAAATTTATTGTTGATCTGGTCGGGAACGTCACCCAGCGTGCCCGGCAGTTCGGGGCCAGTATCCGCAGTTTCGGTGCTGAAGGCAGCCGCTCAATGCGGCTGTTTTCCGGTGCGGTAACGGGTGCCAACAGCATTCTGGATAAGTTTGACAATAAGCTGGTCGGGTTCGTGACCGGCGGCGGTCTGGCAATGGCTACAAAGCGCGTAGCCGAACATCAGCAGGCAATGGTTGAACTGGGGACACAATACAATCTGACTGCCGACCAGATGAATGCACTGGACGCGCAGATTACCAGAGTGGCCGGTAACCGGAAATTATCGTCTTCAGAGCTGATGCAGGCGGCAAATGCCTTCCTGCTGCAGACAAACAATTACGATGCCACTATTGCCCAACTGGATAACATCGCGCTGAGCATTACCGGCATCAAAATGGAGGCTACTGCTGCCGGTACTGAATTGGGAGGGATGTTTAATTCCGGCTATAACTCCCCGGAGAAAATACGTAAATGGCTCGACGGTGCAGTTACGGCCACACAGTTCGGTACCGGAAATCTCAATGACCAACTGAGTGCATTACGCAGTATGGGGAAAAATACCCCGTGGAAAAATCAGGAAGACCAGATGCAGATGCTGGCGCTGATGCGTGTTGCCAGTCAGGAATTTGATGATCCTTCACAGGCATCTGCTGCTGTTCAGGGTTTTTTTGATACCGCCGGGACGGCGGACGGACAGAAAAAACTGAAGGCTTACGGCAATGTGAATATCAAAGGTAAGGACGGGAAGATAAAATCCCCGGCTGACCTGATGACGGAAATTATCAAAGCCGGATACGGGAAAGAGGATAACCTTAAACAGGTGTTTTCCGGTGACACACTGAAACTGATGATGGTGTTCGCCGCCCCCAAAAAGCAGGCTCAACTCCGTGATGCCGCAAACCCCGCCAATATCCGTGATGGTTTTCTTGATGAGAAAGCCACGCAGAACGTGCAGACCTTCAATGGTGCAATGACCTCACTGGCGAATGCCGGGGAGCGTTTTGCGCAGCTGAAGCTGGCAAAACCGGTGCAGGATTTGGCGGATGCCATTAATGACCTGTCCCCGGAAGAACTGGACAAATACGCGGAAACCATTGAAAAAGCAGCCTACGCCATTGGTGCAGCCGTTGCCGCCCGTTATGCATGGCGCGGCGGTAATAAGATACTCAACTTTGTTAAGGGCGCTAAAGGTGGCCCGGGTGCCGGTGCCGCCGGTGGGGATGCCGGATTAGGTGACGGCAGTTCTGTGGTGCCCGTTTATGTCACCAACTGGCGGGATGAGCGCCGTGGCCGTGATAACGGCGGCGGAGGCTCTGATGCAGGCCGGGGAATGACGAACGGCCTGAGAGCAAAGGGACTTGCCGTAGCGGGAGCACTTCCGTTCCTGTCTGAAGAAGAAGCACGGGAAAACATCGAGAAACGCCGTGAACAGTTGAAACGAGACTATCCAAACGGTGATAAAGGGCCGTCATGGCTTCCGGCTCAAATTAATGACTGGTGGTACAGCCGCGATGAAAAACTTCAGGAACCCCGTAAACCGTCCCCGTATCTGACCGGCGAAAATAACAACTCGTTCGGCAACTGGCCGTCCGCCTATCCCGGCCAGCAGCTGGCAGCGGCCGCCAAACCGGCGGAGCCGGTCAAACCACCAGACGGGCAAATCCGGGTGATTGTGGATGCTGCTCCTGATTTGGTGGTGAAAACAAAATCCGTGGAGTCAGAGAACGTTGATTTACGGGTCAATACCGGATACAGCGGCGGGAGTAAAATGTAATGGAATTTGAGCAGGTAATGTCACTTTTCAGTGATCCATCGTGGCGCAGCCGGATTACGCCCGGCCTCGGTTCATTCCGGGGCGTGCCGTTTTATATCGTCGATGATGCCACGGTCAGCGGTGGCCGCCGTGTGGTGCGTCACGAATACCCGCTGCGTGATGACGGTGAAACCGAAGATATGGGGTTGTCCACGCGGGAATATGCCATTACCGCCGTGGTGTTCGGTGATGATTATCTGGATAAAAAAGAGGCGCTGATTGACGCGCTGGAAGAAGAAGGACCCGGTGAAATAGACCATCCGTATTACCGCAAACAGCAGGTGCAGATTGAAACGTGGACGGTACGCGAGTCCTGTTATGCGGGTGGTAAAGCGGTCTTTTCGGTGACCTTTATTCCGGCGGCTGACAATACCTCCCCGGTGGTATCGTCTGAGGCAGAGCTGGACGGCTCCGCGCTGACGGACAGCACACTGGCCGATATCACCGCGAACTGGGAAGCCTTCACAGATAACGTCAGTTACCTCACTGAGCGTTTAAATGCGGCTGAAAGCACCCTTAACACTATTGTAAACGGTATCCGCAGCCTGCCTGCCGGGTCAGGTATGAACGCCCTGCTGGGGGCAGCGCTGGGGCTGAAAGGCTCACTGAAGAACCTCATTAATGCCCCGGGGGATCTGTTCGGTTCGGTCAGTGACCTGATTGGCGGGATTGCGGATGTCGCGGTTCCTGATGCGGCCAACCGGGCACTGCGAAAAACCTCTGCCGCCATTGCGTCACAGTATCCGTCAAATACCCCCGCTGTAGCGGAATTTCAGAATGTGATGAACACCACCACGCAGGTTTTTATTGCCCGTGAACTGGCGGTGCTGACACTGGATGCGGCCGTTGCCTCTGCCCGTGAGCAGCAGACCGCCCCGGCACTGACGGCGGTCACCCGTCAGCGTGACCTGACCCCGCTGCTGCCCGGCAGTGAAGCGTCCGCTGATGAGGCGGCCATCCCGCTGATTGAAACCGTGGATGATGTGCGTCAGAGCAGCGCAGACCTTGACGGGACACTGACACAGTTAATCGTGGATACCGGTGATTTCGGCTGGTTCCGTACCTCAGAGCAGTTACGTGACTTCCGGATCATCTTTCTTGAGCTGATGCAGACCACGGCGGAAATGTTACCGGCGGCCGTGACCGTCCGGGTGAATGACACCGAACCGGCGCTTGTCCTGCTTTACCGTGAAACCGGCACCACCGCACAGATTGAGCGGTTTGTCCGCCGGAACGGTGTGCGGCACCCGGCTTTTGTGACCGGCGCACTGGATGTGGAGGTCATCAATGACTGATACCGTCGAACTGACATTAGGCAATCAGATTTATTCAGGCTGGAAAACACTGGATGCGACCAGCAGCCTCGAAGACATGTCCGGGCAGTTCAGTCTGGGCATCACCGTAAAAAATAATGATTCCCCGCTGGTGATGAAACCGGGTGCCGCCTGTCAGCTGTCCATCAACGGCCAGCCGGTGGTAACGGGTTATGTTGATGCGGTTGATGTCAGCATCAGCGCGGATGAACGGACGATTACGTTATCAGGCCGGGATAAAACCGGGGATTTGGTGGATTGTGCCGCCGCTCACGGCAAAGGCCAGTGGCGCAGCGTGAGTCTGGAAACCATCGCCAAAGACCTGTGTCGCCCGTTCGGGGTGACTGTCCGCTGGGAAGTGACAGACGCGGCGGCCGCTGCCGTTTTCCGCCAGTGGCAGATTGAACCCGGTGAAACCGTGTTCGATAACCTGTCCCGTGCGGCCCGTCACCGTGGTGTCATCATGACCAGTAACGCCGCCGGCGAATTAGTTTTTGCCTCCGCCGGCAGTAAAAAAGTGGCGACGCTGGTACTCGGACAATCCGGCAAACCCGGCGTGAAAATTTTAGATCTCGATACTTCGCTGTCATGGCTTGACCGTTTCAGTCTGTACCGCGTGAAAGGGGCCACCGCTGCCGGTGGCAAATGGGGGGAAACACAAACGGCCGTTCAGTCAACGGCGGTTTACATGGACGCAAGAGACCCGGAAATCACCCGTTACCGGCCGACCATGTTTATCGCGGATGACAACATGACTAAAGCCAAAGGCACCGCCCGTGCCGCATGGGAGCAGAAGCGGGCAATGGCACACGGCATACGCGCCACGGCTGGTGTCAGAGGCTGGCTGAAGCCTGACGGTCAGGTGTGGAAAAAGAATGAACAGGTGGTGTTACAGGCTCCGCAGGCCGGTTTCCCGGATGAAACCCTGCTGATTGTTTCGGTCAATTACCTGCTGGACAGTGACAGCGGCACTATCACCCGGCTGGAGCTCATGCCGCGTGAGGGATTTACCGAACCGGCAGACCCGGAGAAGAAAGTCAAAAGTGCAGATGTAAGGTGGAAGCCATGATAAATCAGCTGAATAAAATCACTGCCGGTATCGGCCGCCGTATCCGTCTGCTGGTCAGCCGGGGCGTGGTGAATTTTGTGGATGACACCCTTAAGCAGCAAAACATGCAGGTGTCATTACTGGCAGACGAAACAGCAGACGATGTGGAGCGCTTCCAGGACTACGGTCACAGCAGTGTGCCGCCCGCCGGAAGTGAGGCCATTGTACTGGCTGTCGGTGGTGTCCGTCAGCATCTGGTGGCGGTGGCCGTCGATGCCAAAGGTGTCCGTCCTGTGGGTCTGAAAAGCGGTGACAGCGTGGTGTATCACCTTGAGGGGCATAATATTCTGCTGACGGAAGACGGGGTGATCCGGGTGACCTGCAAACGGCTTGAGTTCGTTGTTGAGGAGGAAACTGTGTTTGATTGTCCACAAACCACGATTAAAGGAAACCTTGATATTCTCGGGGTGAGCACCGCCGAAGACCACCAGTCCGGGGGTAAGAGCGGAAAAGACCACACTCACGATGAGCATGACGGATACACTACGGGCAAACCGAAATGAATGCAATATGTGATATCGCACTGAAATGGCAGATAAATAACGCCGACATTGCTGTTGAGAATGCCGATATCGTGCTGGATAACTCCGTGGGTACGCTGGTGATTATTTCCCTGTTTACTGACCGCCGGGCGCTGGATTCTGATGTGCTGCCTGACGGCGGCACTGACCGGCGCGGATGGTGGGGGGATTCTTATCAGCAAAACCCCATCGGCAGCCGGTTATGGCTGCTTTCGCGGGAAAAACAGATGTCATCTGTTCTTCGCCGTGCAAAGTTCTACGCGGAGGAAGCCCTTGCGTGGATGACGGAAGACGGACATATCCGCAATGCGGCGGTTTCGGCCACGTCCCCGGCGGACGGTTTTTTATTACTGAATGTTCAGCTGACCCTGCCTGACGGCAGTGTGTTACCGCTGGAGTTCAAAACCTTTTTAAGCGGGATTTAAATGCCATATAAAGCCCCCACACTCTCCGCATTAATTGCCCGTAGCCAGTCTGATATTGAAAGCCGGTTGCCGGGCACCTATGCCCGCACACGCTTCAGTGTGACCGGTGCCATTGCTTACGCCAACGCCGGGAACGCTGCCGGGCTGCATGACCATCTGGCATGGACAAGCCGTCAGGTGGTTCCGCATCTTGCTGATGATGACAAGCTGCTGGAGCACTGCGAGTTCTGGGGTGTCTGGCGCAAACCCGCCACTGTGGCTGAAGGGGAAAGTGCAGTGATTGCCACTGCTGCTACATCCGTTCCGGCCGGAACCCGCTGGCTGCGTCCTGACGGTGCTGTCTTTGAGTCCGTGAAAGATACTGTGATTGCTGCCGGTGACAGCCTTATCAGGGTTACTGCGCTTGAGGAAGGCCGTAACGGCAACACGGCCGCCGGTGTGCCGCTTGAGCTGATTTCCCCTGTGGTGAACCTTCAGCCCCGGGCCGTGTGCCGTTATATCGGCGGCGGCGCAGATCTGGAGACTATCGATTCTCTCCGCTCCCGGCTGCTGTTCCGTGTTCAGTACCCGCCAGCAGGCGGTAATAAATATGATTATGAGCGCTGGACGCTGGAAGTACCCGGAGTCACCCGTGCATGGTGTCTGCCGCGCTATCGCGGTCACGGCACAGTTGGCATCATGTTTGTGATGGATGAGGAAACCAATATTTTCCCCGGTACTGATGACCTGAAACGGGTTGAGGAGTATCTGACCGGTCATATTAATCCGGTCACTAATCAGGTCGAAGGTAAAACCACCGGCGCGGAACTGATTGTGATGAGTCCGGCCGCAAAAGTAGTGAATTTTGAGATCCGTTTGTCACCGAACACGGAAGAAGTCCGTGAGGCCGTCAGGGGGAACCTGAAAACCCTGCTGGACAGAAAGCTGCCCGGCGGCATGGTGTACCTGTCTGAGATACGGGCAGCCGTATCCAACTCTCAGGGAGAAGTTGATAACAGCGTGCTGTCACCGTTAACCGATATCGTTGCCGGTGAAAATGAAATCTTTGTGACGGGAGATATCACATGGCGATGACCGCAGAGCACTATCAGCGCGCCGGATTGCAGTTACTTCCCAACGGCCGTGCATGGTCAAAAGACCCGCAGGGTGACACGGGAAAACTGATGCTGGCTACCGGCGAGGAACTGGCGCGTGTTGATGCGGTTAATGAATCACTGTTACAGGAAATCTTTGCTGACCGTGCATTTATGCTGCTTGAGGACTGGGAAGACTTTACCGGTCTGCCGGATTGCAGTATTGACCGTGAATCCTCCGTTGATGCCCGCCGCAGAGCGGTCAAAGCCAAACTGGTGATGTCCGGCAGCCTGTGTAACCAGTTTTATGAGCGTCTGGCCGCAGACCGCGGCTATAACATCCGGATTGAGGAACGTTACCCGCATCACTGTCTGCGTACCTGTCTTCACCCGATTTATCCGGATATTAACTGGTTCCGCGTGTTCGTCCATGTGGCCGACAGAACCACTCACTGGGCTACCGTTCTGGACAACTGCCAGCAGCGCCTGCGTATCGCTGATGCAGCTGATTTGGAGTGTCTTCTGGAACGTTACGCCCCAGCAGAAACTGAATTTGTCTTTATTTATGAGTGAGGAATAAATGTTCGGACTCGACAATAAATCCGGCATTAACGTAATGCCACCAATCGCCCCGGCCGACAGCCAAACCCCGCTGTGGTTCACTGAAGGTGGTGCTGGGTTATCAGCCACCTATCCGGGACAGGACTGGTTTAATCAGATTCAGGCTGAGTTGCTTAACATCCTGAAGGCGGCGGATATTACACCCCAAAAAGGCACACTGAATCAATTGTCCTCCGCGATTTCCAAACTCGCCAGTGCTTATGCGCTTTCGGTTGTTCAGGCTACAGGCCAGTCTCTGACGAGCGTGATGAGCCAGAAAGCTGTTACAGATGCCCTGATGAATACAGTGAAAGATTATTTGAAACTGACCGGAGGCACGCTGACCGGACAGCTAAATATCGAATATGTCGGAGGTCAGGGATTAACGACAAAAGCAACAGCCGGAACATCAATTTATCATGAACTGTATCTGCTTGGAAAACTGGTTGCCTGGTGGGGGATTGTAAACAGTAACGAATTAGTACTTGAAAACAGAGTCACTGGTCAGAAATTAATTATTGGCCCCGATGGTTTTAAAATTAACGATAAAAATATTGCGACCACTGATCAGCTTTTCGGCGCAGGCCAGACTTACAAAAACCTGACTGGGAGCCGTCAAAATAAAGTCTGGTACACCAATACCGACAGCAAGCCGCGTATCGTTCATGTTGAGACAAACAGAACAGGTACTCAATATCCATTCAGTATTGATATTCAGATCATTCATAACGGAGTGCAGCAGCGGGCGGATTATCGCTGGACTACAGCTGATGAAGTCATTTGCCTTACTGCCTTAATACCACCTGGCGCACGATTTAGTGTTAACGGTGGGTGGGGTCAGCCTGTCGAGTGGGAAGTTCTTAAATATTGGCTGGAGTATTCATTATGAGATATTACAAAACAAAAAATAACGAAGTTTATGCACTTGAAGATAATGACTCTGTAAAAGAGTGGATAAAAGAAAAAGTGACTGAAATCACCAAAGAGGAAGCCGATAACATCACGAATCCGCCTCCGACCAAAGAACAACTGATCGCAAAAGCGGAATATGATAAACAGGCACTGATTACAGAGGTTCAGGCTGAAACTCAGTTACTGCAAACAAAACATGCTATGAAACGCATCAAGCCGGACGAACTGATATTGTTAAACACTTGGCTGGATTACCTGGACAAATTGGAAATGGTAGATACATCACAAGCACCTGATATTGAATGGCCTTCAAAACCAGTTTAA